GTGAGGACGGGGACATTGCCAACCATCTTGGCATAGCCGGCCTGCTTGCCCGCCTCCTGCGAGAGCTCATTCCAGATGTGGAGCCAGTTGCCATAGTGCTTGTCGATGCGCTGGCCACCGATCTCAATCTCGACCGAGCGAACAAGGTTGTGGCCAACCCAGTTGAGCCAGCGGAACTGGGCGCCCGAGCCGTCGGCCGTCTGGAGCGCAACGGCGGGGAGCGTGGCCTGGAGGTACATGCGGTGGATCAAGTCGCCGTTGCGCTGGATCGTGCACGTGACACGCTTGCCGAAGCCAGGCGAGCCGTTGAAGGGGTTCTCAATCGACTCCATGGCGAAGTTCGTGTGGCGGCGGTACACGACCTTGAAGAACGTAATCTGAGGATTGCCCGTGAGGTACACATCCTGGGCGCCGTAGGCAACAAGCTGCATCAAGCCACCACCCGTCATTTGTTTATACCCCTTCCACAGAAATAATTTCTGAGAGGGAGAGGATTCTTGAATAATTTCGAATGCTTTGCCGGGAGCCTTACCGCAGAATGGTCCTGTCGCCCCCTTTTGACAGGGTCTGCCGGGGATGTCTCTTTTTGAATTTACGCACACCACCCCTTTTTTTCCTCTTCAAGCCTAAACAATCCTTATCAGAATTTTACAGGCGAATGTCATCTCAAGATGCCTTTTTTAAGATCCGCCCTACGAAGCGCAGCAATCCAGAGGCCAGAACAACTCTCGATTGTCTACACCAATATCATATTCAAAACATTATAGGGAATGATGCTAATCTTAGCGCTATACGGGATAAAATAGACACGATTAATCAAGATTTGGCAACAGGAGATGAGATTCAATCTGAGCAGCTTCAAAAACAAAAGAAGGGGTTGGAAAAGGAATTAGAAAAACGCGAGCACAAGACCGAGATTCTAGACTATTTTCTAAATACAGGGGAAATCCTGTATAATTATTATGAAATACAGGAGAGAATTCAGAGGGGAGAAGATACCTCTACAAAGCGGGTAAACGCGAAGGCGAAGCCAGGCTCTGTCTTAGCGGCCTTGGAGACGGCTGCTGCAACAGAAGGGGTCACTGAGGTTGTCACCGCTTCGACGCCACAAAGCCATGGAGAGATTCTTCGCCGTGATAAACTTCTCGAGCAGTACTTACTAAAGATTCATCCTGAGCATGCTCGTGGAACTGCTGCTGCCGAGAATGATATGTATGGTACTTGCCCTGAGTGTGATAAGGAGATGATTTTCAGCGCAAATGAGGCGATTTTTACCTGCACGGAATGCGGGTTTCAGCAATTTGTTCTGGTCGACTCAGATAAACCGAGTTACAAGGACCCTCCTCGTGAAGTGAGTTACTATGCATACAAGCGCATTAACCATTTCAATGAGTGGTTGGCGCAATTCCAGGCCAAGGAGAGTACGGAGATTCCACAGGAGGTCTATGAGGCCATCTGTGCAGAACTCAAAAAGGAGCGCATTTTGGATTATCGGACACTGGCCAGACAGAAGGTTCGCGAGATTTTGAAGAAGCTGAAATTCAACAAGTATTATGAGCATGTGCCGCATATTATTAATCGCTTGAACGGCTGCTCGGCACCGGTGATGAGTCGCGAGGTCGAGGAGAAGCTGCGCTATATGTTCAAGGAGATTCAGCCGTCCTTCCAGAAGAACTGTCCAAAGGACCGCAGTAATTTCCTTTCGTATTCCTATGTTCTCTACAAATTCTGCGAACTCTTGGAGCTGGACGAGTACTTATCATCCTTTCCCCTCTTGAAGAATCGCGATAAGCTCTATATTCAGGATAAGATTTGGGAGAAAATTTGTGCAGATTTGAGCTGGCAATTCATCCGTTCTGTTTGAGATTAATATCACTTGAATTTATGGAATTACGTGGTCCCTGCAAATACATCAAAAATCAAGCGGCCTTTAAAAATGTGAATGACCTCACGATTGTAGATGCCTCAATAGATGTAAGTGGAGCAGTCACGCCGCTGCAAGAAAATCACTTTTATATCGAGCGCAAGACATCGAGCTTCTTTGTCTATCACCATTTTTCATATTACGATGACACTGGGGAATTACACTATGGGCACTGGTGTAATCGAAATATGCCGTTGGACACCTTCAAAAAGATACGGAAAGTACTCTTTCGTCACAAAATCATCGACTATTGTGACGAGGAGACGGGTATAGTAGAAACAGCAACCTTTAGGGTAATCTTTACCGAAAAGGCAGCGGCAGAGTTAAAAGCTATAAATTAATATTTAGAAGCGAGCTTACAGGCGAGCACCAGGGAAGCCCACTAGGTTCGCGCCAATGCCAAATCCAGCACCCTGGCGCGCCGTGGCACCGATACTCGGGCTCACGACATCCAGGATGGCAAACACGGCGGCAGCGACAACACCGAGCGTGAGAACCTCGTCAAAGGGGAGCTTGTGACGGGGAACAAAGAGGGCAGCCATGGCAACAAAGAGACCCTCGACCAAGTACTTGATGGCGCGATTTATGATCTCCGAGGCGGGGTTCATTCTATATATTGCGTAGGGATAATATCCAATAGCCGCGTATTTCCGTCTAAAGCTTCCTTCACCTTCTAAGACAGAATGTCAAAGGCTGTTGAACGCGAGGACTTCCTTGAGGAGGATGCTGAGATTGCCGGGCAGAGATACTGTTTACTAAGCTTCCTCAGCCCGGAGAAGGTGCTCAACAATAAGAACCTCTTCATGTTCGAGAAGTTCCTACAGACCTACGAGTTCCAAAGCCGGACAAAGGCGATGGAGGAGTTTTTGCTGAAGACACTTTCCGAGTTCAATGCCAAGCTGGACGCGGAGGCCGACTCTCTCCTCGCCCAGGATCTCAGTGGTGCCTCGGATATCTGTCGTAAGTCGAAGGCCCGTATTGACACGGCCGTAGACTCCTTCCATGAGTTCGTAAAGGCGAATCAGAAGGAGATGAAGGAGTCCAAGCTCAAGGAGGTCTACGACGAGTATCTCTACGCAAATCGTTCCAAGCTCGAGGACGAGTTCTATGCGAAGAATGAGTTCCGGACAACAGTTCGCGGCCTCAAGATTCGTGGCGTCTATGGTTCGCAGGACGAGGCGGTGATTCGGTCGAAGAAGCTCCAGCGCCAGGACACTCTTCACAACATCTTTGTAGGAGAGGTCGGGAAGTGGCTTCCCTGGGACCCCGAGCCGTCGGATGTCAAGGAGCAGGAGTATGCCGAGGACCAGCTGAACACGCTCATGAAGAAGTACAAGGAGAATGAGGAGCATCGTGAGTCGTTCCAGCGCGAGCGCCGTACGATGGCCACGAAGGCGAAGAATACGGCCCCTACGATGGAGCTTGCCGGCGATGATACGGCGGTTGTTGGTCCTGGAGCCGTCGGCGATGCCACGCAGTTCTCGAGTATGTTCGGTTCATCTGGTCCGGCTGATCTGGCTATGGCTCGCAAGATGGATGCCTCGGGTGCTAAGCTTTAACCGGTTGTACCAAAGTTAAGCCTGAATTTTGTGACCGTGGTTCTTCCACACCTTTCCAGAAATATAAGAACGCAGGCCCGATTTTTGACGAACATATTCATGTATCTTCGGGGGCTTGTACGCTCGTAACCCGTACTTTTTGATTATATTGTTCCACATTTTATCAATAGGGGTTCCACTTTTCTGTGGACCTTCTTTTAAAAACATATCCCTAGCCTTAGGACTAATCCACATTGCATGGGTTCCATATGATGTTCCGTTCTTATTTACACTGTTTACCCCAAGATAGATGATATCATGCACATCTTTATGTTGATTGATTAATTCAAGCAAATCAGGCCGAACGATTTCACAGTCATCTTCAAACACAGTAATAGGGCCTGGCGGAGCCTCACGGTAAAGTTTTATGTGACTTTCTCTACAACCATCATTTCCGTCCGGAAGTTTGAGGGCATGAAAGATTTTGGCCCCAGTTACTTTTTGTAGCTTATTGACAAGGGGTAATCGTTCTTTGGCGTCTGCCATATGAATTACATAGACCGAAGATCTGCTATTTTTTCGCGTATTATTCTTTTTATAATTATTTCGCCGTGTAGACTGCTTTACAGTCATATTAACATGTACATAGAAATAAGACCTATCTGTTAAAAATAGATGAGTCTTATTTGATATTATTCCGTCAATTTACTTGTCGGGGAAATAGTCATTTGTGATGGCCGCTGCCACAGGGCGGCAGACATTCTCCATGCAGAATTCACCCTCTTCACACGTGACGCCCTTGCAGTCTCCCTTGCGCGTGTCGACACCCGTCATGGCCTGAAAGCCCTCGGGAAACGAACGCGCAAAGGTACGGCGGAGCCAAGGAAGCACGGAGACGGCCAAAAGAAGCACAACTACAAGGCCAGCAAGACTATATCCTCCACGAACCTTCATTCTAGTTGTAGCAATGAAATTCAGGGAAGGACCGGGAGAGGATTTCTATCATAAAGCTGCGGCTGGTCAGAGCTACGGCAGAATCCATTCATACAGCGCAAAGGATGTGCGCATGGTGGTAAATCTGTGCCACACCGTACCGGTTGTCCTCCAATCTGAAATCCTTCTCTGGCCAAGAAGGGATTGATTCTCCAATAACGATCTACGACCAAGAGGGCGAATGCTATCAATCCAAATACAAGGGCATTATATAGTTCTTCCGACATTGCTAATGATAGTTCAGAACTTCTTATTGACCTGGATAGACGGCCCCTTCAACTTCTTAGCTGCATTCGGGTCATACTGATTCGCCTCCTCTTCCTCCTTGTCTCGATAGTAGTTGGCAGAGTGCTGCCAGAATTCGGGCGCCCCAATACGGAAATCGCCATGGATATTTGCCTTGTACCAGAAAATACAGTCCTCCAGTTTCGCTGACTGACTGGTATTATCAATCACAAGGCACTCATAGTTCTGTGTACACTGGTCCATAATCTGGCAGAAAAATTCGAAGCTCGGAAAGGCGGAGGCATAGTTCTCAAAAATGCGCTTGCGATTCGTCGCATAGGGCTCACGCAGAATAAATACATAATCAACATTCGTCCGGAGAGCCGGCTGAATACCGAGCGGATACTGCATAGTGATGATGAAGAAGACCTTCAGCCAACGACCGTTCATGAAAAGATAGCGAATATTCTTGTCGTGTGTCCAGCTGTCATCGTACATACAGTCATCGAGAATCATAAAGGAGCGGGGATCCAGACGTGACTTGACTCCGTTCGCACCTCCACCGGTCTCCCGCTGAATACGGGCCATGATCATCTTCTGCCGCTTCACGAAGTTGGCCAGAATGATCGGTGAGAACTCGCCGTGAATGAAAAGGGGAGGAATCATCTTTCCGTAGAAGGAGTTCGACTCCTCTGTACCGCTAATCACCGTCCCGAGCGGCATCTCTTGGTGGTTGAAAAGGAGGTCACGCACGAGGGTAGACTTGCCGGTACGGCGGCGGCCAATGAAAATAACAACGGCATCCTGTGGGATTTTCTTCATGTCGAATTTTTTTAATGATACATTCACCGCTGCAGCCATCTTGTCTGATTGTATAATACTTTTTGAAATCGCGTTTTACACTCACGGTATCATTTAACTTGATTTGTAAGAATGGATACAACGCTCCGGGGTATGAATTTGCCATCTCCCCGATTCCGGGCGGCACCCCTGTCAAAGGATTTACAGAACATGTCAGAGTTTCACAATCTACAGACATATTTCCCCACTCTCAGCAAACTCTTTCGAGTCACGAAGCATCAGTCGAGCCAGATTTGGCTGGACTCAAAGTACAGAATTACGAGCGTTGATATGTCTGGAAACTCGGGTGTCTGCTCAGTAGGCCTCACTCCGAATCTCGATACTTCGGGGGAGGCAGTAGCGACTCTGAAGGCCCCTGCCTTTCTCAAGGTGACGCATCTTCTCGATCCTATCCGCTGGATGAAGGGAGAGTATAGTCTTCCTAAGGAGCTGGGCCTTCCCTGGCATACACGTACCTGGGCCGCAGCATGGACAAAGCTTCAGGATCCTACAAATCAGGCCTATATCGAGGTCGTGGCAGCCTATGCACTCAGTAAGCTGCGCGATGAGGGAATCTCGCCGCACTTCAACGAATTCTACGGCGCCTTTTGTGCCCGTGCGGACCGCTATAGATACAACCTTACAGAGGAATACAAGAGTTTTAGACATAGTCGCTGGTTCTGGCATGGGCAGAAGCGCGGCCTCTATCGCCTACAAGTCACGCATGCAAAGGATGCTACGCAGGAAGTCGCCAAGGAGGCTCTAAACGAAATACTTCGGGAACCTTCCGAGTATAGCTCGGACTCTTCATCCGAATCCGAGGTTGAGATCGATGTTGTAGACGCAGATATAATGGATGCGGGCTCCTTGCACTCCGATAAGATGTCGGATCTGTCATTTGCTGAAGAGAAGGATAAATCTGAAAATACGGGGGAGACCGAGATTGAGGACGAGTATCGGATTTATGCTGAGATTGACAACGTCCCAGTCATGATGATTGGCCTCGAGAATAATCGGGGAACAATGGACTCTCTTTTGGATGATTATAGCTTGGTCGGCTCGACACCTGGGAATGCCGACTGGGAGCTCAAGTGGTCGGCGTGGATCTTCCAAGTATTGGCGGCCCTCAGTGTTGCGCAAAGTGTTCTCGGATTTACACACAACGACCTTCACACGAACAATATTGTATGGACGGAGACTTCCGAAGAGTTCCTATATTATACGAAGCGCAGTGGAGAAGTCTTCAAAGTCCCCACCTTTGGTAAACTCTTCCGTATTATTGACTTTGGCCGGGCTATTTTTACCATCAACGGGCAGAGATTTTTCAGCGACGATTTCAAGGCAGGAAATGATGCGGATGGGCAGTACTGTTTCAAGCCGCTGCACCCGAAGCCGGTGAATGAGGTGCCGCCGAATCCGTCCTTTGACCTGGCGCGCCTGGCCGTAAGTCTCTTTGATGCGGTCTTTCCAGATTCTCCCGATGAAAAGAAGGATGGTGTGACAATGAGCTCTGAAGAGGGACTCGATATGGAAGAGACTGTTTCTGATCTCTATAATGTTCTATGGTCGTGGATGATTGATGATGAGGGACGGAATATATTAGTAGAGCCCTCGGGTGAGGAGCGCTTCCCTGACTTCGATTTGTACAAGCACATCGCGGCGTCAGTGCACTGCGCGATACCTTCGCAGCAGTTTTCAAAGCCAGCCTTTGACCGGTTCCAAGTGAGCCCGTCAGAGATTGGTGATGTGAAGAAATGGTCGCTGTTTATCTAAAATCGTGGCACACCCACCTTGACCTCCATATCTGGCTCCCCCCCTGACTGAGAGTTACTCAATAGGGTGAGAGGCACGAGGCTCATGGCATACTGTATTAAGGAAGAAGTCGATTCTGGCAAAAGCTGTAAGATCATCATAACCATGATGGCACCGATAATAAAATCACGGGCGAGCGACTTAAAAGAAGGATTCTTCTCTTCCAAGAAATATGTACTTCCCGCACCCATGCTCGAAATAACTACACCTCCTATGATCATACCAGGGACTAGGGCGGTCGTTGACATTCTGGGCGTAAAAAAGGAAAAAAATATGAAGAGAGGTACGCGAACGCACTACCGTGTTGTGCCGATGTTAATCATCCTCTAAGGAGGATGATTAACCTGGCCTACAACACTACTGTAGTCAGCGCCGGCGGAGCCGGTGCGCAGAGCGCT